ACCTATTTTAGGTCTAAAATAGATACTTGCTCTTTCTCGATCTTCCTCCATTGCTCGCATTAATTTTTCTTCATAATTTATTTTTAACATTTGTATTCTATCTGTAGGAATACCAGGATTTTTCATAGATAAATAATATGCTAAACCACATGTTAAAGGTGGAAGAAATCTTACTGGTACATCTGCATTTTGATCTGCAGATTTATTTACATCTTCTAATTGCCTAATCCCTTCTACTTTTAAAATACCTGTAGAATTATCTGGAATAGGATAAAGATGTATTGTAGGATTATCTACATCACGTTTAATTGTATATTGAGAAGGTCTTCCTGTTTGAGATTTATTAGGAATAATAGTATATTCTTCAAAAGAAATTCTTTGTAATTCAAGATCTGAACTACTTGTATTTGCTGCATAAGTAACTTCTAATGCGTCTGTTACTGAATCAGCTAGTGCATAAGTTGTTGTACTAGTTGAAACAGTAACAGCAGTTGTAAAGGTAGTCCACAATAATACTCCTCTATTCTGCCAATCATTTAACATTAAGTTAATAGATCTACGAGCAGATTTAGGAGTATGACCAAGTGTTTCTTCACCACCAATCATTTCAGTAGCTTCTTGAATAACTTCGTCAATATCTAAATTAAAGTTATATGTACCTGATCTTGCCATTAGAATTTACTTCTTTTCTCGTAACCAAAATCCTAATACACCTGCAATTCCACATCCTAATAAAACAACACTTTGCCATACATCAGCAGGAACATGAAGTCCTACCATTGCAAGGACAGCAGCTATTGCTGAATAAGATGATGGTTCTTTAAATCGTTCTGTTATTGCGTTCATTTTACTTTTCCTTCTTTTATTATTTTACTCCAATATTAGATACTTCATTTAAATTAGTTTTAAATGATTCTCCTTCAGGATATTTCTCATCTGTTACAGCTTCTATAGGACCACCATGTACTTGAGGTCCTTTACGAGCAGCACCAAATCCTTGACCAGTTGGTTTCCCATTTATCTTTTCAAGATCTGGAGGTCTTTGTAATATTGTATGTGGTCCTAACATTTTATTTTTTTCCTTTTCTTTTTCGTTTTTTACCAGCAGAAGCTAGTTGTTGAAATTTTTTCTTTCCATATTTTTTACGTCCTATCCAAGCAGCAAGTGCTTTAGAACCTGTTTTCTTTACTAAATCTTTAAATCTTTTTCCACTTCCAAGTTTACCTTTAACTTGTTTACTTATCTTTGCTCTACTTACTGCCATATCTAGCTTTACCCCATCCTCTGGGTTTCTTTTTAATTTTCTTTCTTTTCTTTTTTACTTGTCCACCTTTTTTCTTAGTAGATAAAATTTCATCTAAATTGTCTTCATATAATCTTCTTAATAAACTTCTAACAGAAGGTTCGACTTCTCTTTCTGTCGCATCCATTGTATTTTCTATATCTGCTAAAGATTCTGTTGTTCTTCTTTTTCTTAATGCTTTACCTTTCGTATTCATAGGATCATGGAATAAACCTGTTAAAGATCTTATAATATGTTGTGGAGATCTTTTATGTTCCAATCTCTCTTTTGCCATTAAATTTTTATGAAAATCTATTAAACGAGACATTAATTTGCTCCTTGTATAACTGGATTAGGTCCACCAGTAGGATTAGTAGCTGTTTCCATATCATCTTGTCTAGTTCTTCTAGCTTGATTTCTTAAAGCATCTATAGAATTTTTATATTTACCTTCCCAAACTTGAATAGTATTAAAATCTTTTATAAAATAATTAGCTTCTATCATACATGCATTAAATAAAGCATTATAACAAAACTCACTAAAGTAATTAGAAGTTGTGGCACTTGTACCTGTAGCACTTGATAAAGCTAATGGTCGTTTTGTATATTGAATTTCTCCTGTTAATGTTGATGCAGGAGTAGGTACTATATAAATTGATGTATTATTTTTTCGTGCATAGTATCTGGGAGTACCAGTAGATGCACTTGCATATCCCCAAAAGTCTATTGCATATTCGTATGATCTTTGTAATAAAGGAGTTATATTAGAAGAAGCACTTGTTTTAAAACTTACATTACGCACAACTAATGTTCCAGCAGGTAAACTTACTACTGGATCTGAAGCTGTAAAAGTAAATGAAGAATAATAATCAAGTCCTGAATCATCTAATTCTTTTATTAAACGATCTTCAGCTTTTTCAATCAAATAAGGAATATGATCTGAAAACTCTGTTGAATTATTTTCTATTGTATTTACTATATCATCTTTAAGATATGAATAAGCTGGCATGTAATTATCCTAATAATAAAGTTACGCCACCATTAGCACCTGGAGCTGAACAGCATACTGTTGCATCACACCTAATACCCATTTCTCCTATATAAATATCTGCTTGTCCACTTGCAGGAACTTGAAATTTTATTTTATCACCACCACTATCACCAATAGCAAAGGTTCCATTAACAGTAGAATATGCATGAATACCTATAATACGAGAAGTATTAGATGTTGTAACAATAACACCAGTACCTGCTAAAAATTTTGATGTAATATTTGTTGTCATATTTCTTCCTTTAGAGTGTATAGAGAGAGAATAATTTCTTATCCTCTCTCATATACTTATGGTTTATGCACCAGCATTTCCATACCATTGTCTCCAATCTGAAACACCAAAAGAATATCTTTCACGTGCTTTAAATCGAAGATTTCCAGTATCGAAATCTGGTTCCATTTTAGTTTGTAAAGGTGTTCTTGTAAACATTTTAGTACCATTTGGTACATCAGATTTAATGAACCAAGCGTTGGTATCAGTAAATCGTCTGTTTACGAAGAAGCCATCTGGAAATACTCCCAAGTGTCTTACAGCGTTGATGTCATTGTTAGATCCACCAGGTGATCCTGGAGTATTTAACAACTGATCTGCTGTAAACAGTAAATCAACAGGAACATGTAAAGATATTGCAGAAGCACCAATTAAGATACCTCTATCATCTTTTGTTTTCTGTATTTGAATTACTGCACTTTCAAGTGTACTTTCAGCTACTGCAGCAGCAGATGCTCTATTATCTTGATTTCCAGCAGAAATGGTTGGGTGAGAAGCACTAAAGAATGCTACACCATCACCAATAGCAGAAGCTCCAGCAGTAAAGCCATTATTAAAGACTTTAGCAGCTTTCACTTGCTTGGTGTTTGCCATTGCTCTTGCAAGACCTTTTGCACGTAATTTAGCGAAAGTATCATAGAGGTTATCCTCCATTGCTTCCTCAGTTACTGCAAAAGCTAGAGCTACTGTTTCGTTGTCATAACGAGCTGTATATGATTCCTGTGCGTCATCATAACTTACAGCAGCACCTTCTGTTTTATCTGGAGCAGTACCAAAACCTGTAAATAGAACTTCTTCCTCGAATGCTCGATCAGAATTTTCTACTTCATATAATGGTTTATGCTCATCATTAACTTCGCCATACTCAGTTCCAAAAACTGCATTCAGTCCAGGAAGGAGTTCTTTGGCGATACTTGATCTATTTATAGCCATTTTCTATTTCCTTTCTATGCTGAAGATGCAGTCGCTGTAACGTAGCGATCTCTATGCATGTTAAGCCATACTTCTACAATAGGATAGGCATCTGAATCAGTTTCCCCATCATCTTGTATCTTATCTATGACTCTTAGTTGTTGTTCAGATTCTGCTCCACTCGCTGCTAAACAATAATAGCTTGACTGACCAGTTGTGGTATTACCAGAACTTGCAGTTGAACTTACAGTTGTATTATAGTTTTTAATAACCATTAGTTCGTTTGCAGACAAAGATAAACTACATTGAATGTAATATGTCTGATTTGGATCAGTTATGAGAAAGAACTTAACATCTGAATATCCATTAGCAGAAGTACCTGTACCCCAGTAACGTGCAAATTTTTGTTCTCCATTATACACATATGAACAGCCAGCAAAAACCCCAGAAGGTTTTAAAGTACCAGCGACATATGGTGAAATGGTTGCAAAATTAGCACCTGGTAATACTACAGGATCGCCTGTAAAAATATTATTATTACAAGCTCCACCTGAAGTAGGTGAATAAATCTGCGTAAAGGAACCAGTATTATAAGCTCCATCTTTTTTACGAGCAGGAACAAAACCACGAAACGCCTTAGTTGTTGACATGTTTTGTCTCCTTTTCTAAAGGACTATTCCTGAAATTTAGGTGTTCGTCCTTTTATAGTTTGAGTTTTACTTGTGTTAGAAATAGGCATCCTAGAATTATTTCCTCTCATAAGCTGTGAATTTACAGCTTCCATTAACTCATCAGATTTTTTTCTATAATGCTCACTTCTAGCTTTGTAGATTCTAGTAGGTATTTTACCTAACGCAATGTCTCCACGACAGACTGCTCCAGCATATCTACCTTCATCTCTCACGACAGATGTTGATCCAAGTTCAGGAACGTCTTCAGATTTAACAAAATCCCATCCTTCTTGCAATTTTCTACCTATATATTTATAATCTTCTTGACCTTTAAGAGTTATTCTTAACCAACCAAGAGTCATACCTTCGTCTAGGAAACGATTGATAACTGCTTCAGGAATATGAAGAGCATCTTGTTCTTCAAATGTATATTCAGTTGTTTCTCTGCTTACGTTCTCACGAGCTTCAGAACTACGTGTATTTGTTCGTGTCATAACTTTATCCTCCACGCTGCATATTAATTGTAGTATACTCACCTTCAGCTTTATCAGCTTTCAGTTTTTCTTCTGCATACTTTTCAAGTGGTACATTCCATTTATTAGCTAAACGAATATCTTCTTTTGATAGTTTAACTTTTTTACTGGAACCTGGAGAGCTGCGAGATGCTCCAGCTACTACTTGAGCAGGTTTTGACGTTGATACCTGCTGACGAACTTCCCCACCTGTAGCAACTTCTTGAGTTGTAAACTTATGGGGAAATGATTCTTTTATCCTCTTATTAACTTCCTGATAAAATTCAGGTTCTGTAGGACTAAAACCTTCTTCTTTTAAATCTGCATCTATTGCTAGTGCAGCAGCAGTCATTACTCTATCAGAACCAAACCATGTATTCTTTGATGCCCAATCTTGTGCTTGAGGATCAGGTGTAGGTTGAGGTTGATATTGTGGTTGTGGTTGACCTATACCTTGAGTTTGTTGTGGCTGCTGTTGAAACTTTGCTTTAGTAGCACCTAATGACTTTAAATCATTTTGTGCATCATTTAAAAACTCTTGAGCTTGTAAAACTTTTTGAGAATCTCCTTCTTCGTGAGCACTTTTATAAGCATTACGTGCAAGTTCTAATTTATCAGTTAATTGTTTTTGAGTAGCATCTAGATTTAATTGACTAATAGTTCTAAATTGTTGATCTTGTTGTTGTAATTGTCCAACTAACTGTTCATTTTGATACAACATTTTAGCAAGTTGTTCATCACGTTCTTTACGCTGTTTAACTAATTGACGTATTCGCTTTTGTGCTCCTTTAGTTTCAATACCTTCAAGCTCTGAAGGTACTTCTTCTTTTGGAGGTTCTTCTTTTACTTCTTCTTTTACTTCGTCTTTTGGAGGAGGAGCTTCTTCTTTTTGTTCTTCTCCTTCTACCTCATATTCTACTTTTTCTTTTTCTTCTTTTTTTTCTGGAACGACTTCATCCCATTCTTCTTTTTTCTTTTCTTTAGACATAGTACTTCCTTTCGCTGTTTACGAGACATACGACTTACGTATATACTTTATATTATACTACAAAAATTAGGTTTGTGCAAGTTTTATGCACTACCTGCATGTAAATTAAATGTAGGATCTAAATCTTTTGGATGTTCTACACGCATAATAATTTGATCATCAAATAATAATATAAGACGAATACCTTTATATTTTATCTTTTGACCTGAGTGTTTTCCATAACAAACATAATCTCCTACTTTACACCATTCACCTTTTGGAAATTTATCTTTATCTTGATAAGCTAAATCTCCTAGAGATACTACACGTCCTACTGTAGTAAGATAGGACATATCTTCCTTCGTTGAATCAGGTAATAATATACCACCTTTTGTCTTTTCTTTAATTGAGACAGGTCTTACGAGTACATGAAAACCTGGAAGTTCAGGTAGAGTATGTGGATCATTTTCTTCTTCTTCTGTAATCCACATATCATTCTTAATAGTTTTAGCTAATGATACCTGTTGCATTAGTTATCCTCTTCATCTGCATAGATACGTTTCTTAACAATATCTGTTAATTTATTTCTAGCCCATTCAATTCCATAAATGTGACCAACCATTTGTCTATAATGAGCAAAAGTATCTGATTGACCATTACAAACTGTATTTCTTAGTTTAGTGAGTTCGTCATTATAATCTTTAACGACCTCATCCCAAATATCCATGTATTATATTTCTGCACACATATAACAGTTAATTTCTAATCCAACAGATATTTCTTTAATATTAGGTTTATTCCACATTATCTTTTTCCTGTAGTTGGTTTAGGATATTTCCAAGCTTTATCTTCCCATTTTAAAGTTACACCTTTTTTAGGTCTACTTCCATAATCAGATTGTGACATCTTGGTATAATCACCATAGAGACCACCATCTTTATTAGGAACATGCATGGGTTTTCCATTAGTAATACCTTTATCTACAGGATAAGCTTTATTCCCTATTGGCATCTTTTTCTCCTTTTAGTTCTTTGTTAATTAAGTTTGTCATAATTTCAAGAAGTTTAAAACTTCTTTCTTTATCATCTACAGCATCTAATTCTGATGCCTTCTCTAAAGCTTTCATACGAATAGCTTCCAGATCAATTTCAGCTTGTTGATCTGCAATAGCAGTTTTTGTTAAAACATCAAGTGCCTTCATAGTTTCTTTACTTGCTCTATCAAGATCACTCTTCTCTTTTTTAAGAACTGCTGCTTGTCCTGATTTAGCAGAATCAACTAATAGTTGAGCTTCTTCTAATTCAAGTTTCTGAGCATCAATCGCAGAGTCTGCAGAATATTTAGCAGATTGCATTTGAAGCTTTTGTTTCTCTAATTCTACTTTAGCTTGTTCAAGTGCAACCATTTGTTGTTCAGGTGATTGAGCTTGACCCATAGCTTGATTTGCATTTAATACTTGTTGTGCTGCAGTAGCCATAGCCATTTCTGCAACTTGAGGATTTTGTTGTTGTTCAGGTGGCATTTGTTCCATTGCTGCTCTTGCCATTCCATTCATTTGTTCTTGATATTTCATAACAGAATGCTCTTGTATGTTAGCTTCCAGTATTGGTTTTAATCTAGCC